GAGAACAACCTGGTGATCACCCGCAACGTCAACCGCCAGTACGACGACAGCTTCGCCGTCGAAGGCGCCAAGATCGGCTCCACCCTCCGTATCCGTCTGCCCGACCGGGCGCTGGTGACGGACGGTGCCGCCCTTCAGGTGCAGGACGACAACGAGCAGTTCACGACCCTCACGGTTGCTTCGCAGAAGCACATCGGCGTGAACTTCACGTCTGCCGAACTGACCATGCAGCTTGACGACTTCGCCGACCGTGTTCTCAAGCCGCGTATTTCGCAGCTTGCGTCCTCCATCGACGCCGACGTCGCCAACGCCTACAAGTCTATCTACTCGTCCGTCGGCACGCCCGGCACGACCCCGGCCACTTCGCTCGTCCTGCTTCAGGGCCAGCAGAAGCTGAACGAGTTCGCCGCCATGATGCCGAACCGCTACGCGACCGTTAACCCGGCCGCCAACGCGGGTCTGGTCGAAGGCATGAAGGGCCTCTTCAACCCCGTTGACACGATCTCCCGTCAGTTCAAGAACGGCCTGATGGGTGAAGGTGTGCTGGGCTACGAAGAGATCAACATGTCTCAGTCGATCCAGCAGTTCACGACTGGTTCGCGTTCCGGCACCATCACGGTTGACGGCACGATGTCGGTGGAAGGCACCTCGAAGATCACGCTAAACGGCACCACGGGTCACACCGTCGCCGTCGGCGACGTCTTCACGATTGCCAACGTGTATGCGGTCAACCCGCAGACCCGTCAGTCCACTGGTTCGCTCCAGCAGTTTGTTGTCACTGCGGCCAACACCGCGGCGGCTAACAAGTTCACGGACGTGAACATCAGCCCGGCGATCTACACCTCGTCGAACGCTCTGGCCACTGTGAACAGCTTCCCGCAGAACCTGGCGGCAGTCACGTTCCTCGGCGCGGCCTCCACGACCTACCCGCAGAACCTGATCTACCACAAGGACGCCATCTCGTTCGCCACGGCCGACCTGCTGCTGCCGAACGGTGTGGACATGGCTTCGCGCCAGGTTCACAACGGCATCTCCATGCGCGTTGTCCGTCAGTACGACATCAACAACGACCGTATGCCGTGCCGTATCGACGTCCTCTATGGCTACTCCGTGATCCGCGCGCCCATGGCGTGCCGTCTCTGGGGTTAACAGGTTAGAAAGAAAGGAATAATCACATGGCACTTCCTTCTGTTGGCGGTGGCTATCAGTTTAATGATGGCAACCTTAACGAGGTTAAGCTTACCGTTGCCCAGGCTCCGGCCACGGCGACTGACAGCGCGACCCTGACCGTGGCCCAGTTGACCAACGGCATCATCATCGGCACCCCGACGACCACGGCTGCTTACACGCTGCCGCTGGCCTCGGACGTTGACGCTGCCCTGAGCAACGCCAAGGTCGGCTCGACCTTCGACTTCCGCGTCATCAACACGACCACGGCTGGCGTCATCACCATGACGACCAACACGGGTTGGTCGATTGGCTCGGGTGGCTCGCAGGGTCTGATGACCATTGCGGCCACGGCTGGTACGGTGCGTTCCTTCCGCGCCCGCAAGACTGGCGACAATGCGTGGGCGCTGTACGCCATCTCGTAAGCAACGCGGCGGGCGGCGCCATGCCGCCCGCCTAACCTCACAAGGAGATCAACATGCCTAACACAAAGCCTGTTGGCGTTGCTTTTGCCGATCCTGAACTGGTGTCCGGTACGACGATTACCGACGCGGCCATTTCGGGCGGTACGATTGCGGGCGCCACAATTACCAACGCAACCATTAGTTCTGGAACGGCCGCCGTTTCTTCGCTGAGCCTCAACGTTGCCAAGCCCGCCGCAGCCGGTAGCACCCGCGCTGATGCGACCGCTCTGACGGCGTCGTTTAGCTGGGTTACGGGCGCGGACGCTACCAAGGGTGTCGTTCTTCCGGCGCCTACGGCTGGCCGCGTCATTGCCATTAAGAACGATGACACGGCGAATGCCGTGCTCAAAGTGTATGCGCCTGGTTCCGCTCAGATTAACAGCGTTGCCGGGTCTACCGCGTTTAGCATGGCGGCCAAGACGGCGTGCTTTTTCGTCGCGTATGACGCCACGGACTGGTTCTCCATTCCGCTGGTGGCTTCGTAATAAAACAGGCGGCCTGCGGGCCGCCTGAACTTCACAAGGATGGACAATGGCCGAAATCTACCTCATGCACCCCAAGCACGGCGTCAAGATTGCCACCATGGAAATGGAAGCGCAGTACGACGAAAGCCACGGATGGGTGCGGTTTGACCCAACCGAAATCGCCGACGAGGCGGTCGATGCGCTGGCGGACGAACCTGAAGACGCGACCTTGCCAGACGCAGAGGTTGAGGCTAATGTATTTCAGCGCCGTCGTGGGCGGCCGCGGTTGAGCAAGAGCGAGTGACATGGCGACGGCTGGCGACATCATCAATGGTTCCCTGCGGCTAATTGGCGTTCTAGCAGAAGGCGAAGTACCTTCCTCCGAAACGGCGCAGGACGCGCTGTTGGCCTTAAATCAGATGATCGACAGTTGGAACACAGAACGCCTCGCCGTCTTTTCGACCATTGACCAGATCGAAACATGGCCTCCAGGACAGCGCTTCCGCACTTTTGGCCCGACCGGCGACATCGTCGGCAGCCGCCCTGTGATGATCGACGACAGCACATATTTTCGTGACCCGGCGTCCGGCATCTCCTACGGCTTAAAGCTAATCAACCAGCAGCAGTACAACGGCATCGCGGTCAAGACTGTTACCAGCACCTATCCGCAGGTGCTGTGGGTCAACATGACATACCCCAATATTGAGATGTACGTGTACCCGGTGCCGACCAAGGTGCTGGAGTTCCACATCGTCTCGGTGCAGGAACTGAGCCAGCCAGCCAACCTGGCGACCGATCTGGCGTTCCCGCCCGGTTACCTGCGCTGCTTCCGCTACAATCTGGCCTGCGAACTGGCCCCTGAGTTTGGCGTCGAGCCGTCGCGGCAGGTGCAGCGCATCGCCATGACGTCGAAGCGCAACCTGAAGCGCATCAACAACCCGGATGACATCATGGCGCTGCCCTACAGCATCGTCGGCACCCGCCAGCGGTTTAACATTTTTGCCGGAAATTATTGAGGTAACACATGTCCACTGTTGCAATTTCTCAGCTTCCTGCCGCAGTAACCGCTGCGGGCACAGATGAAATCCCAATTGTTCAGGGCGGCATCACTAAGAAAATCACCAACTCGGCGCTGTTTAGCACTTCTTCTTTGGCTAGCGCGTCAGGGTTGCCGATTGTTGCGGGAACTACTGGAACGCTGTCGGTTGCCCGCGGCGGAACGGGTGTTACCACTTCAACAGGGACTGGTAGCGTTGTGCTATCTACAGGCCCTGCACTTGTCACCCCTTCGCTCGGCGTAGCAACGGCCACGTCCATTAATAAAGTAGCGCTGACAGCACCGGCTACAAGCGCGACGCTTACGATTGCTGACGGAAAAACATTTACCGCTAACCATTCTTTGACGTTGGCTGGTACCGACAGCACAACAATGACTTTTCCGGCTACCAGTGCCACCATTGCGCGGACGGACGCGGCGCAGACGTTTACTGGAAATCAGACGGTTAACGGCGCGGTCATCGGTAACGTGCAGGCGTTGTCTGGTCCGGGCGCCGTTGACGTAGTCAGTTTTTCCACGGCGTTCACCTCTACAGCGACGGGCAATGCACTTACGCTTGCTAATGGGGCTGTTGGTCAGATTAAGACGATTGCCTACGTAGCCGAAGCCGCGGGCGCAGATACAGGTATTCTTACGCCGACAACTCGCGTAGGCTACAGCACGATCACGTTTACCAATGTCGGTGATAGCGTCACGCTTCAGTATTTTACCCAAGGCTGGGCAGTTATCGGCGTTCGCGGCGCTACGGTGGCTTAATCTATGCAGACGCCCATCCTCGGATCGGCATATACGGCCCGCAGCGTAAATGCTGCGGACAACCGTATGGTGAACTTGTTCCCTGAAGTTGTGCCTGAAGGCGGTAAACAACCCGCATTTCTTCAGCGCGTACCAGGATTGACGCTCCGCACGACCGTTGGAACAGGGCCAATCCGCGGCATGTGGGAACATGCTGGTAACATATACGTTGTTTCAGGAAACACGTTTTACCGTCTTACGTCTGGATATGTTGTTACGACGCTCGGTGCTGTTGCAGGCACCGGGCCGGTCAGCATGGCCGACAACGGCACGCAGATCATGATCGTGGCCAGCCCGACCGGCTACATCTATAACACCGCAACGGGCGTCTTCGGACAGATCACGGACCCGGATTTTCCCGGCGCCTCGGTCGTCGATTACCTCGACGGCTACTTCGTCTTCATCCAGCCCAACAGTCAGCGCATCTGGGTCACGGCGCTGCTGGACGGCACCAGCATTGACCCGCTGGACTTTGCCAGCGCGGAAGGCGACCCGGACAACATCGTCAGCATGATCGTTGACCACCGCGAAGTGTGGCTGTTTGGCAACAACTCGACTGAGGTCTGGTACAACGCTGGCCTGACCGACTTTCCGCTGGTCCGTATTCAGGGCGCCTACAACGAACTGGGCTGCGCGGCGCGGTTCAGCGTCGCCAAGATGAACAACCAGATTTACTGGCTGGGCAAGGACTTCCGCGGTCAGGGCATCGTCTACGTGGCGAACGGCTATCAAGGCCAGCGCATTTCGACACATTCGGTAGAATGGCAAATTCAACAATACGGCTCTATGTCTGATGCGATTGGGTATACATACCAGCAAGACGGCCATTCGTTTTACGTGCTTGTATTTCCATCCGTAGGTAAAACGTGGGTATATGACGCTTCGACCGGCGCTTGGCATGAGCGCGCCGGGTGGGATAATAACTGGACCCGGTACAGAGGACAAACACAAGTTTTTTTCAACAGTGAAAATCTTTTAGGCGACTACGAAAACGGCAACATTTACGCTATTGATCAAGATAACTATTCGTATAATGGCGCGGTGCAACGATGGTTGCGTTCTTGGCGCGCGCTACCCACAGGCGAAAACACGCTACGTCGTACAGCGCAACATTCGCTTCAGCTTGATTGCGAAACTGGCGTAGGTTTGGCGCAATACCCGGCGTATAACGCTGAAGATATAACTGCTGAGAATGGCGATATTTTATTGGCGGAATACACCCAAAATGATCTCATTACTGAAAGCGGTGAGGTCATGACGACAGAAGCTAATGATGGTTTTGAAACTATCGCTGACGCGCCTAATCCGCCGTATGATTTTACGCCGCCGGTCTATTTGACGACCAACAGTTATTCTGCGGCTCCAGGCTATGATCCGGAGGTCATGCTGCGCTGGTCCGATGATGGCGGGCACACCTGGTCGAACGAACACTGGCGCAAGATGGGCAAGATTGGCGAGTTTGGCTACCGCACGATCTGGCGCCGTCTCGGCATGACGATGAAAATCCGCGACCGTGTTTACGAGGTGTCCGGCACTGACCCGGTGAAGCTGGCCATCATGGGCGCCGAACTACAGGCCAGCGGCACGAATGCCTAACATCACCAACATCACCCCGCCCCGCGTTCCGCTGACTGACCCGCGGACGGGTCTGATCTCGCGTGAGTGGTATCTGTTTCTGTTGAGCCTGTTCAACCAGACGGGCGGCAGCGTCGTTTCCTTGGAAGACGTGCAGAAGGGGCCGCCGGCCGAAGCCGTTGATCTTAACGCGCTGCTGGGGCAGGCGCAACTGTCTTCCGAAGGGTCTGAGGCCGTTGCGGCCGCGCTGGCCAAGCTAACAACGGACGTGCAGGCGCTGGAGGTGGCACCCGCCTACACGCCGCAGCTTCCCCGGCTGCGCTATGGGTCGTTCTACGACACGACGGACCAGACCGCCGCGTTGGCCAATACGGCGTATGGCATGACGTTCAACTCGACCGACATCACCAATGGCGTGTACATCGGTTCGCCAACGTCGCGCGTTTACGTGGATACGATCAACCTCTACAATATCCAGTTCTCGGCGCAGTTGATCAACACCGCGGGCGGTGCCCATAACGCTTGGATTTGGCTACGCAAGAACGGCACTGACATACCCA